TGTGAAGATCAAAGCGGGAGAATTATGGGCAACGACAAAAGAGGTCTTCGGAGGTATCTATGATTGGGGTATGAATAAGATTCAACCCGTTACCGGCTTTTTCAAAGGTCTGGGTGATAGATTCAACGATTTCAAAAGTGCTATTTCCAATTTTAAACTACCAGGATGGGTTTCTTCTATAGGGAGCACACTTAGTGGTGCTGCAAACAAAGTGGGTGGATTAATAGATGGTTCACATGCTACTGGCCTTGCTTCTGTGCCATTCGATGGTTACAGGGCAGAATTACACAAAGACGAATCGGTACTGACTGCTGATCAGTCAAATGCTTTACGTAATGCAGGCATCCTCTCTTCAAATGGTGACGGCACTCCTAATTTGAACATTGATTCAAAAGGAGGGGGCAGTGGTGGATCCGCATCCTCTGGAGGAAACAAAAATACATTAATATTCCAGATCTCAGGTAGTAATCCGGAAGAAATAGCAAGACAAGTAAAAGCGCAAGTAGAATCCATCTTCGGTGGTTTAATTGAAGCAACATAGGAGGTGATAGGTGTGCCATATATAGGAGATGTATTGATAGAAGTGATAGAGGATATTAACTTCAGCGAATCATCTACCACTACAGACCACGCTTTAGAAGACGGAGAACAGATTACAGACCACGTTGAAGGTAAACCTATCACCTTCTCGTTAAAGGGTACCATTAAAGATAATACAGAATCCAAAGTGTTGAAATTACGCAAATATAGAGAGTCTGGCGAGGTATTAAGCTTCGATTACATGACTCAGTTGAAAAATGTGATTATCACAGATTTTAGTAGAAACTATAACAAGGACATTAAAGATGGCTATTCATTCACTATGTCTTTAAAACAAATTAAAACAGCTAAAGTAGCGAAAGTAGTTACAGTGAAATTACCCGCAGTCAAACGACAAACGAAAGCTGTGTCTAATGCAGGAAGAAAGCAAGTAAAGAAAACTACTACTACAAAAGCAAAAGAGGTAAAAAAGAAATATACGAGTGTGAGCAATTCTAAGAAATCTCTGGGTTCTGCTGATTTGGAGGGGAGAAAATGAATTATATCGAAATTGATAAAGAGTCTATTCCATATTCTTTTGAGATTGATCTCCTTAATGAAGTGTTTGAATTCGAGGTTAACTACAATCAAACATTTGATTTTTTTACCATAGATATATTTAAGAATGAAACTCCTCTAGTTTTAGGGGAAAAAGTTATATTGAATAGACCGTTGTTTAATGAATTAGTGAATATTGATCTTCCAAAAGTAGAAATAATACCTAAAGACCGCGCAAACATGACTTCCCGAATTACATTCGAGAACATGAATGAGACGGTCTTTTTATATATTGTTGGTGATGAAGATGAGTAATTTGTATATGCGTAAAATCAGTTTGATTGCCGCTGGTAAGTTGATTGAACAACCTCTTACAATTTATTTTGATATTCCTTTTGATGATAGCGAAAAAGTGAATGATGTCACAATTAAAGTCTTTAACTTAAAGGACTCTACAATCAATGGCGTAGCGATAAAATCAGAATTTGTTTTGACTGCTGGATATCAAGATGATTCTGGAGTTATTTTTCAAGGTATATTAAAGAAAAAAGAGACCAACTGGGAAGGTCTTGACAAAATTACCTCATTTATTTGTGTCGATTCCGGTGCTGATTATTTAGATAAAGTGATTAAGAAAACCTATGGACGTAATACTGCAGCAAGAACGATTTTAAATGACTTAGTTGGCATGAGTGGTCTATCTATTGGTGCACTCGAATTACCAACTAACTTTATTTATCGAAGCGGAAAAACTGTAAATGGTAAATTAAAAGCGACTATTACAGGAATCGCAAAAGACTGCAAAGCTAAGTCACATGTAAATCGAAATAAAATCTTTATCCGAGATAAAAATAAAGGGGATAATTACGGCATAGAGATTTCGAAAGAAACCGGCTTAATAGAAGAGCCAGAAGAAATAGAAAGTGAAATTAAAAGCACAGATAAAAAGGCGAAAGAAAAGATTAAGCGTAAAGGATATAAATTAAAGTTACTTATCAATCATCGTGTGACAGTAGATACAATCATTCAGTTAAAAGCAAGGAAAGTCAGTGGTGTTTTCAGAGTAGAAAAAGGAAGTCATTCGCATGATGGTAATGCTTATTTTACGGAAGTCGAGGTGTATCCAGCATGAGTAATGTTGAAAGTTTTATTAATCAAAAACAAGAAGATATGCTCTCTGGGATAAATACCTGTGCTATCTGTCGAATAGACAGTGTAGATATGAAAGAAATGCGAGCGGATGTCACCCCATTATTTGACGACGAATTGACTCCTATATTGAATGTGCCGATTGCTACACATCAAACAAGTGAATTCATTATCAGGGTACCTTATAAGGCAGGTGATTTAGTTATTGTTGTATTTAGTCAACGAGATATAGATCCAATCATGTTTGGTGGTGGCGATCAAGCGACACGAACTTTTGGGATAGATGATGCAATAATAATTGGTGGTATTAATTTATTTTCAAATCCTCTAACAGCTATCGAGGCTGATGATGAGGATTTTTTAATTACTAAAAAAGATTATACCAGTCGAATTGTCATTGCTAAAAACGGTGATATTAGAGCGGAAACTGATGGTCAAATATTTCTCGGTGAAAATGCAACAGAGGGTGTCCCTCTAGGTGATCAGTTGAAATCTTGGTTAGATTCACACACACACCCTACTCCATCTGGTGAAAGCGGATCTCCGAGCGGTCCTAGTCCAGTGCCAAGTAAGAAGGTGAAAGTGATATGAATACTCTAAAATACGATGATGAAGGGGATTGGCTTATTAATGAGCTTATTGATGGTGATGCAGAGTTAATTCAGTCGCTTAAACATTTAATCAGTACTAGAGTCGGGGAATGGTTTTTAGATGATCTACACGGATTTAGACGTGAAGTTGTAGAAAAGAAATTTTCTGACCGAAAGGAAATAATTCAAGCAATGCACGACGTGCTTTACCAAGAGCCCCGAGTTGCTGAAGTGTTAAGTGTAGAATACGAATTTAACCGCATAAAAAGGAAGCTAAGTATTGATTTTCGTGCGAGAACGATAGATGGTAATGAGATCGGGGGTGATATTGATGTTAACAGCAGCTGGATTTAAGCGTATGCGATTTACAGATTATTTGCCTATTATCGAAGAACAAGCTAAAGAGTTATTCGGTGAAGATGCAAACTTGTCAGAACGTACTCCACTCGGGAAATTTATTAGGCTACAAGCTTATCAAAGGGCAGAAGACAATGAACTGGCAGAAAACATATACAACAGTAGATTCGTGGACACAAGTGAAGGAGTAGCGTTGGAGCAAAATGTTGCGCGTGCCCTTATTACTAAAAAGCAATGGAAAAAAGCTGTAGGCGAGATAGTATTAAAACTTTCCAAAAACACACCGGTACCTGCGGGATATATATTTGGTACGCAGTATGGTGTTAAATACAGAACGCTAAACGAAATAAAAGCATTGGATAATGGGGATTATCGAGTGTCTGTAGAGGCATTAGAATATGGGATTATCGGGAATGCAGCAGTTGGTGATGTTAATGTTATCGTGACTCCACTAACTGGTATTATTTCGGTTACAAATACTACCCCTTTTCAAAATGGTCAAGACGAAGAAACAAGAGAACAATTACAAGATAGGTATTATCAATCTCTTGGCAAGCTTGGAAATCGACGTAATGAATCGATTGAAGCTAGAGTATTAGATGAAGTTGAAGGGGTAAGAGCTTGTATTGTTATTGATAACGATGCTTTAGAACCAGATGCAGATGGTCGCCCAGGAAAATCCTTTGAGACAATTGTCTTGGGTGGTGATCCCGAAGAAATTGCACAAAAAATCAAAGAAGCAAAAGCGGGAGGTATTCGAGCTTATGGTCAAGAAATTGTTCAAGTAACGGATACTCGAGGTAGGAAACATAGTATAGGATTTACTTACGCTTCTGCAGTTAAAATTTATGTTAAAGCACTCATCAAAAAAAACTCAAACTATCCGCTTGATGGTGACGAACAGGTGAAAAAACAAATAGTGCAATTTATCGGTGGCATAATTGGAGATGCATTCTTTAATGGTCTAGGTATGAATGAAGATGTTGTGCTTGCGAGACTGGAAGCACAATTATTTAGAGTTGAAGGTGTACTAGATGTGAAAATTTCTATCTCTGCAGATGGTTTTGTTTACCTAGAAGAAAACATTGAAATAGGATTTGCTCAAGTTGCAGAAACTGATTCATCTAAAATCGAGGTGAGTAATCTTGTCTCTTGATACATTACTAAAAAGATTACCTTCGCATTTTAAAAAGACACCTGAAAGTAATAACTATAAATTATTATCCATTATTGCTGAGCAATCAAACGACAACCAAAATCTTTACGAGAATATCTTAAGATTTTGGGATGTAGATCAAGCGGAAGGGGTCGGCTTAGACAGGCTAGGAAAAGAGGAGGGATTAAGTCGTGGCTCCTTCGATGACGAAACCTATCGAAAATTAATTAAAATACAGTTCATCTTTAATATGAGCGAGGGAGATATTGAATCTTTAAATGCGATTCTCCATGCTTATATGGGCGATGATTTTTTATATCTTGAAGAAGGTTGGGAAAGTTTTCTTGAAGAACCTGCGTCGCTCATATTGAACGTTAAAGAAACAGCAGTAACTATCCCTTTTTCTTTAGTAAGAAGAATAAAATCTGCAGGAGTTGCTATTTATTATGTTGTTAGTATGGATAGTTATTATTTAGTTTTAGTTGGTAGGGAATATACTTTCGAGGTTCCATACCCAATCTGCAACACTTTCGAAACTGACGAAATCAGCGGAATGAGCGTTAATGGAAATATGGCACTTGATATTTCTATTTACACATTCGATAAAGAGTACTTAAGTTGCAACAATTTTTACGCCGGGGAGGCATTTTAAATGGGCATACAACAGATTTTAATTGATCAAACAGTCAACTATATTGATTCAATAGTACACTCAGCAAAGTTAATTATAGATGGAGTGGAAGTTTCAAAAAATATCTATAAAACAGTAAAAAACGGTGCGGAATTAAAGAAATATGTTTATTTGGAAAATGAAATCGGAACTATTACAAAAGCAGCTCTTATTGATGCAAATGGACGTGAATTAGTCACAAGAGAAGCACAATTTGAGAAAGGTGCAGATGGTTTTATGATTGTCTTTCCATTCACACTGAAAGTAGAGGAGGGTATTTAATTGTCAATAGATTTTATGATCAATCCATATGCACCTACGGATTGGGAGGATAGAATTGTAGATCCTACCATCCCAGTAGGGCAACCTGGCCATCTCCTGCAAGAAGGTACGCGATTTAATTCTAAGCGTGCAAATAACATTGAGCAAGGCATCTGGTTGTCATTTGAGCAACATCGTCAATTGTATTCAATTGTTAGACGAATGCAAGTTCAATTGGAGTTAGAAGGTCGTTACCCAGGCAACTCTGGAACTTTCGCTGATACGCTTGATGGAACACTAAATAAACTCGTTCTGTTAGATGTATCTACCGATGTAATAGAGGCAGCGGTAATTGGAGCAACAACATTGAAACTGGCAAGCGTTACAGGTTTTGAGACATTCAAACAGTACACAATATTTGATAGTACTAATGTGGAAGATGTAATAGTTCAATCGATTGATACAAATACAAAAACTATTACAGTGACAGCTTTAGTCAATGGATATGTCAAAGGCTCTAAGCTGGTCAGATCTAATGCGTTATTGGATGAATTAAATAATAGATTAGAAGTTGGATCTTGGAATCTATATGATCTATCAGTTAGCGAGGTGGTGTAAGGATGGCACAATACTACTACGATAGGTATACAGCGGTAGAATCAATAGGAAGCCCTTCTAGCTGGGCGTGGCCTGCTAACAGCTGGTGGAATCAACAAGGGGGAGGCTATCCTAATTTGTCCCTGGCTCCTAGAGGTGATGGTAGCTATATAATTACGGGAATAGGGACAAATTATACGGGAGATATGGCTTATGACCTACCTGTAGGCTCTGTGCTATACAATTCTTCGGGGTATGTTAATGCTATTAGAGGTACAAAGGTAGATCACTCAGCTTGGCATATGAGTGCTATAGAATTCGCTAATATACCTAAGTCGACTGTTCGAGGCTCTTACGTAGGTAGTGTAGTAGCCGAAAACGGTACGTACCCTGCCAATGGGAAAGCCTCAGACGGTTACTGGTATGTCAGAGGTAGTATGTTAAATAATGCGCCTACGGTACCTCCATCAATAACGGCTACTGGAACTTTCAGTACAGGTACAAATGTAACTATATCTTGGGGGGCGTCTACAGATTCCGAAGGGAGCGCTATCTCTTATTATCTGGAAAGAAGACATTACAAAAACGGGGTAGCCCAGGCATGGGATAGTTACGGTAGCCAGGGGGTAAGTAGAAGCCTAACGCTTAGCATACCAGACGACCCTACGATTAACAGGGTAGAATATAGAGTTAGGGCGTACGACGGAAATGCTTTCTCCGCATACCGTAATTCGACTATTTATGAGGTTACTTCTAATAAAGTACCAACAATTACGCTAAACACGACGGACAATCGTACATTGTTTGAAAACGATTCACTTTCCATTGATGGGACTACTACTGATACGGATACCGGAAACGTTATTACTGTTAGGTATTCTCTAAATGGCGTAACTGATAAAGCTATAGCCACGGCAATATCAGCAGGAGTTGCTATTCCATTTTCTAAAGTTCTACAAGTCAAAAACAGTAAGTTAATGGATGGCGAAACAGTCCTATTAGATAATCTTATTGAAGGACAGGCTAACACGCTAAGAGTATGGGCTACGGATGACAAGGGCGGTGTTTCTACTGAACAAGTACGTACATTTTTTGTCACTCCAAACCGACCACCATCCCTTACGATTGATTCTTTTACACAAAAAGTTGGTTTAATTGATTCTGATTACATTACTATCACTGGTAGCGTGGTAGATCCTGAAGGTGGAAACGTTTTAGTCAAATATCAAATCGGTGAAGTCAATCCTATTCAAGTCCATGATGGACCAGGCGGAAAATTTACTTTCGATATTCCTTTAGCAAATCTGATAGATGGTGAAAATTCCATCATTCTACTAGCTACAGACAGTCTCAATTTCACCTCTCAAAAAACGTTGAAAGTAACCAAAGCGGTTAACAAAACGGAGCTTTTACAAAGTGTAAGACGATATAAAGCATTGCCCCCAAAAGGCAGTGCAAAAAACGTGATTATTTGGGTTCAAAGAGATATCAACCTATCACTTAGTGCTGAAGCATCGATGGTAATGCAAAACGAAGCTGAAAACTTTGTGGAAATGACAAAGACCAACTCTGCACCAGTCACCGATACAATCACGGAAGATGAATTTACTATTAGTTCAGACCTGCCTAAAGATGATATCGTATTCCAATTCAATATGACTCGCAGCTCTATTGATTCAACTGATTCTATCCATTTAATCTCGGGAGGGTTTGAATAAATGAAGATTCGTAAACGATTACCAGACGGTTCATTTGGGGAGTTGGAAGAAGTTTTTCCATCGCAAATTGATGAAACAGTATTAATGATGCTAGAAGCACTTGCAGGTCAACAAGAGCAAATTATGCAGTTGCAAGAAGAAATCGAAGTATTGAAAGGAGGGAATCAGTGATGATCTATCCCTATATGATTCCAGTGTATGCTTTACTCGTTAAGGCAGGTAGTAGAGGGATTGATAAATTGCCAGAGAAATATCGAATCCCAGTAACTGAATATTTAGCTGCACAGGTTGAAATGGAGAAATAAAAGCAGTAAATGAAAATAAAGAGAAAAAGCACCAGATATAATCTGATGCTTTTCGATGGTTATAATAGAAATTGAATAATTATAACTACGATTGAAGATAAATTAATTTTAATCTCCAATTTCTCTTTCTCTTTAGTAATTTTTAGCATCATACCTCTCACCTCGCCTTCAATTAAGTAATCGTTATGAAGGGGTGAATAGTTGCTAAGTTTATTCAAGTAACAGTATTTATTAAACGAGGAATTATTGACGCAGCATAAGTTAGAGTTATTTTTATAACTTTTTTGCGAGAAACAGAGCATAATAGACTATAAAATTTACTTTAAGTGTAGTAAATTAGTCTAGGGTGATAAAATGTCAAAAAATTTAATTGAAGAATTTAAAAACGCTTCTAGTATGGAAAAATTCAATACTTTAGCAAGTATATTCACGATTTCGGGCGTATCTTTACTGACAATATTTAATGCGATTGGTGGAATTACTTTAATTCAATTAGCTGTCTCTTTAATTTATGGAGGTCTTGTTTTACTTGTTGTAATTTTATTATCGTTAGTCACTTATTCAATATTATATTACTTTAGTTCCGTAATGCCCTCTATCGTAACAATATTATTTAGCATTACAGTAGGAATTGTGTTATTAGGTGTTTTTTTGTACTCCATATACATTGGAATAGATTTAATAAAATCTTTTGAAGAGTAAAAGAGAGCGTTGTTTTATTTTTGGAACATATAGCGTCATAGTAAAATAAAGGATTCCATTCTCTTTTGTCGAATTGAGTAGATGAAAGGGAGGTATGGTAATGTATTTAGAAACTTATGTCGGTAATTATGTAACCTTTAATTTAATTGACTCTGCTAAACATGAGAAAACACTAAACGTTTTTTATGACACTGAAAAAAATGATGATTTAATTCGGAACAAATTAATTGCTGTTGATCAACTTGGAATTTGGGTAGAAGGCTTCAAAAATACTACAATTTTTTACGACGATAATATGACTAAATTAGAGAAACCCATAGAAAAATACATTACATTTCACGTGCTTATTAGATGGGAATACCTAGGCGGGATTTTTGTAGTTGAGAATCCTGAATTTAATGAAAAGAAAATAGGTTTTAACTAATATAGTACCCTTGGAACATAAAGCGTCGTAAAGAAAATTTAATAATCAACACTGAGGGCATCCATGGGGTGCTCTTTTATTTATCCATATATCTCAAGGGGGTTTGAGGGTGATGGAAGGACTGAGAGCAGGTGTCGAGATTGCAGATAACAAGTTTTAAATCATTAGGAGCTCTCATTGCGAGCTTTGCAATGTACATGCTTCAAATAGTAAACGAGGCCATAGTGGTGCTCGTTTTTTTAATGTTACTGGATATGGTCACAGGGGTAATGAGGTCATTTCTAACAAAAAGTTGGAATAGTACAGTTGGAATGTCAGGGGTTATTAAGAAAGTGGCCATTTTTGTATTGATAGGAATGGCTGGTGCTGTTGAATATGTAGCTTTATCTGCAGGACAAGATAGCAAAGGTCTTGTAATTCTTGGAGTGACAAGTTTTTTCATTGTTAATGAGTGTATTTCTATCTTAGAAAATACAGCACAAATTGGCTTGCCAATACCACCAATTCTTTATAATGCTTTGGAAAAGCTTCACAAAGCACCAAGTGGAAAAGAAATGAGTATAGAGAGACATCCTGAAATGGCTCGTTTAGATAAACTCACTTTACTTAAGGAAAATGAGATTTTACAAAGTGAAATATTAAAAAAAGAAGATTCCAAGGAGGATAATACACAATGAAAATTAACTGGAAAGTACGATTCAAAAATCCATTATTTTATGCAGCTTTACTCTTGGCAATTGTTGCACCCATCGGTGTTGCTTTTGGAGTTCATCTGGAGGACTTAACAACTTGGCCAATGGTATGGGATATAGCTAAGCAAGCTATTTTAACACCTCATATAGTCATTACAGTATTTATTGCTGTAGTGGCTTTTTTAATTGACCCAACAACAAAAGGTCTAAAGGATAGCCCACAAGCGATGAAATACCAGGAACCAAAATAAGCTGCCATCTGGCGGTTTTTTATTTTGAAAGAGGTGGTTGTCATGTGAAATTTAATCAGTTGTACAAGCGTTTGTAAATAACAATACAAAAAAACTAATATGGAGTGATTATTAATGGTAAAAGTATTTATTGATGCTGGACATGGCGGGACAGATCCAGGTGCAGTAGGAAATGGGTTACAAGAAAAGAATTTAACTCTACAAATCTCTACAAGGATTCGAGATATCTTATTAGCC